TAGTCGACCTTGCCTTGAAAAGGTTTTTGGTTTTTGCCTCCCAAGCTATCTCCGCCTAGACAAGAATTGCAGACAAAATATCTATTCACGCTATACTTTTGAGAAAGTCCCCATTGTATATTGTGATTTGGTAATTCTGTAATTAAATTTGTCCAACTAACTAAAAAGTTATTGGTGAATTCTCTTCCGGGTAAACAAAAAATAATTTTCATAAGATGATAATTTTTAAGTTAATTTTGATTGATTGATAATTTTATACGCTTCTTCTTTGCTGTGCCAATCATGAACAACTACTCTTTTTTGGGATAAATCTTTGTAATGCGCAAAAAAGTTTTTGCATAATTTTAAGAATAATGGGTCTATATCTTCAATTGATGAATGGTCTCTAATGTGAGAAGTAGGAATAACTAATACTTTATAATCTTTTTCTCCCTGATCCTCCATGTCTAAAACTCCAAGAACTTTTGATTCTACCACGGTGCCTCTATCTATGGGAGTATTATTATAAATAAGCACATCTAGGGGATCGTGATCAGGCCCTATTGTTTGAGGTATAAATCCATAGCTTGAAGGGTAAACCATTGGGCTCAGTAAGCTTCGATCGTATACAAAATGACCTTCGATGTGGTCGTATTCATACTTTACATTTGTACCTTTTGGTATCTCTACAACTGCATTAATAACTTCTGGGAAATTATCTGGTTGAGGCGTGTGGAATAGATTGGAAGACATAAAAATTTTATTCATAATACACTTACAGGCAGGTATTTACAGTATTTTTTACTTTTTCAATATATGTTTCTACGTCCTGTATCTCAGAGAGAATTTTAGATTGATTGTTTTTTTTGGGTTTATTCACTGCATGTATTAACTCTAGTGATAATTCTTGCATTTCTTCAATTAATTTTAAAAAGAATCTTTCTTGCTCTTCGGAAAGTTTCATTAATCATGATTAATGTTTATATTATTCAATTCACAGAATGCAACCGAATATCCCACATTAAAATTAAATTTCTCTATAAAAAAAATAAGCCCCATAATGATATAGGGCTCCCATGTTGCATAACCGTAATTATATAACAAAAGGAACCCTATGATCAATAAAGGACAAAATTTGTTTAGAGAATAATTGATGATCGCTCCATTCACGATGCTCGTGTTAGAGAAACAATTCTGTCGTGACGAAAAGAGCGAAATTCTTGGCGACCAAAGCAAAAAGCCTTGAATCCAATATTGTTTCTTTCTTCTTCCTTGTTTCCAAAAGAATCTGCTAATTGAGGGCGACCAATTTCATAAGTCTTAACCTCGTCTTCTGCATTCTTGTATACTACGAAATAACGTTGATCTTGATTTTTCATAACTTTGTTTTTTAACTTTGATTTAATATTGAACATGCTAGTATTATCTCATAAATTAGGATTAATGTCAAGACTTAAAATTTAATTTCCTGTACTTCCAAATCCACCTTCTCCACGATCAGTATCTGAAAGTTCATCAACTTCCTCGACTTCCACCCAAGGAAGTTTAATAATAACCAATTGACCCACTTTGTCTCCCATGAGATATTCTTTTTCCCCTAAAGCTGGAATACTCATTCTTAGTTTAATTTCTCCTCTATAACCTGAATCAATAACGCCTACAGAGTTTCTTAAAAAATGATCTGTGTTTGATATGCTGGATCTAGGAAAAAGCAATCCTGCATACCCTCTAGGTATCTCTACGGCCAAATCTGTACCGTATTCAGAAAACTTTCCTGTACGAACTAGTGTTGTAGCGATTAAATCCATTCCCGCATCTCCATCTTTTGAGTAAAAAGGGATTTCTGCGCGTTTGTTTAATTTTTTAAACTTTACTTTTATTTTATCCTTACTTCTTTCCATGATATTGCTTTTTGTTCTACTAATTTTTTAATTTGTCTTTGTCTTTGATTTAATTGCGCGTTACCGCTTTTTACTTCTATAAAAGTTATCTCATCATCTCCAAATGATATATAATCAATTGGTTTACCCATAAAGGAACATCTCTCTGGATCAAATTCAAATTGATCCAAGAAGGGTGCTAGGGTCTCCGCTATATGCCCAAGTCTAACTTCCCCGCTCTTCTTTTGAGAAAGGACTTTCTTGCGAGCCTCAGTCTCACTATCGAGCTTTTCCTCAAGCTCTTTTATCTGTTGTGCTTGAAGGCCATTTCTTTTCTCGAAATCTTCTCTATCTTTTGGAATAGATGTTTGTAGTTCATTAATAATCTTCGTTAAATTATCTTCTCTACCTTTTGATTCTACTGTGTGTTCATTGATTTTTAATTTTAAAAACTCATTTTCATTTCGCAAATCATCTAATTCAAAATTGTCATCTTCTGCCTCGCGCCCATAAAGTTTGTAGCATAAAGCTAATATAATTATAATTAGTATACTTTCGATCATGTCGATGATAGTAAATTAAATATTACAAGCTTCAACTATAACATTTGCCTGTTTAAGCAAATCAATTCCTTTGGAATCCCTGTATAGCTCATCATAAACAACTCTATGTATATCAGATTGTATAATCAATTTAGCGCAGTCAATACATGGCGAAGCTGTGGTATATAATGTAGCACCAACGCTAGATTGAGTTGATTTAGCGAGCTTTGTGATAGCATTACTTTCTGCATGCAAAACCTCGGGTTTGGTTATCAACGCATTTGGTGGATGCATACTTAAATCATTTGGAGCTATAGATTCTGGCATGATACTTGTTTCGCAAGAATTATCAAAACCTTTTGGTGTTCCGTTATAACCATCCGAAATAATCATTCCATCTTTCACTATTAAGCATCCAACTTTTTTTCTATTGGCTTGAGATAGAGAGGCCCAAGTTCGAGCCATTTTAAGATAAGTTAGATCAAATTTGATCTGGTTCGGCATATTCTTTATTCCACACTTGAAAAGATTCTAATTTTTTCAAATCTTTAAAATGAATTTGAGTAATTTCATCTTTTTTTCCTGCGCGTTTATATATTCTGTATTTAGCTTTTTTAGCTAGAGATACAAAAGGTAAATCATACCGAATTTTTTTTCCAGAACTTAACCATGATAAAAGCTCAGACCGATTAACTATAACAAAATCTTTTTGTCTCTCGAAAGCTACAAAATGAGAATCGCCGTGAATCCACCCATTTTCTCCTTCAGAGTTTTTAAACTCAATCCAAATCCAGTCTTGATTTTGCTTTAGATTTTTAGCTTTCTTTAAATCAAATCTCAAGAAGATAGGTTTTCCATCTTTTCCTTTTGCCTTGAAGATATGAGAAACACTTTTGTATTCATTTTTTCTACCAACATATTCAGGCGCATAACCTTTTTTCTTGGCCATTTCTTCGAAAGAAAGAAACTGTTCTTGGGTAGGAAGAGAATCCATTATCTGATTTTTGTAGGACGATCTGTTTTAACTACGCGAACTTTATTCTGATCTGGGTCTTTCCATGTTTTCAGCACTGTAACTAATTGCTGTGCTCGAGATTCAGCATCTTCTTTGGAGGCATAATTGCGTTCTTCGATTCTTCTGGAATTTCGTGTGACCACATATACTGTTTTTTTTATTTGTTCTGTCATATTATATTATATTGATTGAATGAGTGTTTTACCAAAATTTGTAATTTTTCTTTCTCCATCTATTTGAATAAAATTCTTTCTCAAAAGATACACTTCGTGATCTCTTCTGAGAGAAGTAGGACTTAAGCCTGTCACGGCAGAAAGAGTTTGTAGTTTACAGCTACCTCTGTCATCTAAAATCTGTAGAATTTGTTTTTCTGTACATGTAATTCCGTGAGGAAGAATACCCAACAAGTCAGTAAGTTTATTATAATCTTCCATAGTAAACGTATTTTGATTTTCTGACTCGCAATACAAAACAATTTCTTTTGAACGCATAACTGCATTTCTAGCATTACCGCGAACAGTTAGGGATAGTGCATTTAGAGCGTCTTCGCTAAAGTTAATTCCTTCGCAGTTAAGCTTAATAATATCTGAAAGATCATTAGAAGAGTATTGTTCAAAATCAACTGTACTAAGCCTATCTTTTAATGGAGGAAACAATTTATCACTTTCTGTCGTAGCAAAAATAAAAGTTTGCTTCGTGAAATCAAAAGTAAATGTCTGATCGTCATAAACAAATTCTTTTGTGTTGGTTTTTTCTGTATTAAAAATAGTCAGAAAAGCCATCGTTAAATCTTTAGGCAAAGCATGCGCTTCATCAAACAGAATAGTAATCTCATTATTCATGATCAATGGAATAAAAATTTGTTCAAAAAATTGCTCGTTGTTTTTGATCGTAGAGCAATTTAATTCTAAAAATGGTCGCTTGCTGCCGTCTTTATTGTTAAGATTCTTCGCGAATTCTTTTGCAAACAAAGTTTTGCCGAGACCTTTCGCTCCCACTAAGTTGAGGAACGGGCAAACACTTGTTGCATGATAAGCTTTAAGATAAAAGTTTAACTTTTTCTTGACGTTATCTTGACCTATTAAATGAGGAAAATAATTATTCATTATCAAAAGATGTTATTGCATATTCAATCTTGTCTTCTACTGATTGCAATTCAGAGAAATCGTGGGAAACTTTTTTGTTTGCAAGGTAGTTTGCATAAAGCCTTCCTTTGACCCAATCTTCACTTACGGGGATACAAGATACTTCTTGTGATGCGAGCTCTAAGATCTCATCAATCGACAAGGAAACAATAGTTGAACCGCCTTTTTTGCCTGAATTACGGCGTTTGCGGGGAGTTCCATCTTTGTTTAATGATACTTTTTTCATATGACACTATTATGCCATAGAAAATGTATAATGTCAAGGCTTTTTATAATTTTTAAGAAGAAAAGATACGTCTTCTTTGAGCTTTTCTATTTCACTCTTTTGATCTTCAACTAAATCTTTAAGTTCATTCACTTCATTAACAGCCAAGATCAATGCTTCGTCTGGATCAAAAGTCATTTCATATTCATCGTCATCGTCTTCGATTTCTTCGTGTTCTTCGTCGGTCATAATTATTTTAATTGTTTGTAATATTTTTTAAATAGTTCTATACCCTCGTTGATATTCGTTTCTCTAAGCTTTCGTTTTCGAGGCGATTTTAAGATTGAACCTCTATCTAATGCCGCAAACGCATACCAGATCTTGTCTAAGATTTTATTCCATTCTTGTGTCGACAGTTCTTCGGGGGCGCTCTTGTTGTCAATTTTTTTAAAATGAATCTGATCTTTGAGCGCGGTCAAAAATAAAACTGAAAAGTTTGCTTTCTTTTGTTTTCTTTTAAAGAAAAAATCTTTTATTATTTTTAATAATTTCATTTATTTTTATATCTTTTTATTCCCCACCATACTTTTCTTAATATATATTTTAATCTTTTAACTTTTGTCCAATCTTGAGATTGTTTTGCTTTTTGTATTTCAACTTCTGCGTCTTTGAATTTTTTAGAAACACTCTTCCGTTTTTGATAAGGAAGTTTCCACGGTTCTCTTCTTTCTTGTCTTGAACTCATTCGTATTTTGTAAAGTCATGAAGCTTCGAAGAAGTCCAGAATGTTTCTATTAGATCAATATCTCGTAATGAAAGATTGCATACCTGGCAACAAAAATCATTTTTATTAGTCCAATTCATAACATTTTGTATCATGTACACTTGATTTTCTCCTTCATATTCTCCGAAATTATAATATAAACATTCAAGCTCTAAATATTTTTCTTCTTGCAATCTACATACAAGCGATGGCTTAAACTTTTTAAGTCCACCTACTAAAATTTTATAGAAATCTAATGAATAGTCTGGATGTTTTGTAAATGGTATTTCTTCTAGATCAGCGTTATTTTTTGTTACGCCTGTTAATAGGAAGCAATCTACAAAATTTTCATGAAACTTATCTAAAATTTCATAAAAAGGTATTCTTGCGGATTTTCTAAAAATTATTTTTTTGGTTGCGCTCAATTTTATTTTTTCTTTTATATTTTGCGAAGTGTAGAAAAAAATGGTGGATGTGGGGAAATTTTGGACGTGAGCGGAGTCGAACCGCTGTCTTTAAATCTTCAATAATATACATCTACAAGTTTAGTTAATTTTTTTTATAGTTATGATATTAACATCCAACTTCTTGTTTCAATTATTTACAGTTTGTGATTCAAGAAAACTTTTTCTGTTTCGCAGATTGATGACCCCGCAATCTCTCTATCTGCGTCAAGAGGTGCGAGGTGACAGACGTTATGCTGCCAAAGCGAAAACTTCGCTTTTTGGAGCGAAGCTTTCGACACGACTAAGATTTTTGCCATGTAATTTTTTGTGCCTTTTTTAGGAGCCAGACACACTCCTACTTGCAGTATACAAATTCAATTTAAATCGAATCCAGTACACGCCCATAAACTGTTAAAGATCAATTGTTTTTATTCTTGCCTAGATCCGCAAGACCTTGCCCTAAAATATAAGCCACGATTGGCCCTACAATTTGTGTGACAATATCTTGAGTCATTCCTAAGTCTAGAAAGTGATTTAGAGCAGGTACACCCGCAGCAATTAACGCTGCCCAGAACTTTTTGCTATGCCAGAATTGTTTCTCCATTTTTAACTTTTATTAGAAAAGCTCCTCAGGAATGTCTTCATCCTTTGATACTTTTGCTTGGGCGGAAGCTTCTGCTTGCGCAGTAACCTCTGTAGATTGAGAAGATTGAACTTCTTGCGCTGCTTGTTGAGCGACCGCTCCAACGTCTTGCTGTTGATCTTCTGATCGGTAAATAACATAATCAGGAGCTCTTTCATTTTTGTCTCGACCCTTGTTGGTGAAAACAACAACTTTTAGAGCTTCTGTTACGCCCGGCATCGTTTCGATGTTTACTGTACCTGATAGGTACTTTTGATTTTTACCGCTTCGCACCCAAAGAGCTCCAAGCTCTCTACTGCGCCACTTTGATTCTTGGTTATCGTTTGTTTGATTACTCATAATTAATTTGATTGATTGTATAGGTTTTGTAGCTCTTGTAAAAATACAGGTCTAGCTGCTTTACTAAGTTTATTATATTGTTTTTTAGCGCGAGAATAAACTCGCTTTTGTGTTGATTCCGAACTGTTCGGGTCAAAGTTTAAAATTTTTCTAATTTGTTTAGATGTTTTACCGTTCATGTGATTGATTATAGTATATAAAGTCAATAATGTCAAGATTTATTTTTCAAAGATTTAATATAAAACACACTAAATGCTGTATAGTCTTGGTTTGTATAGTAATTTTTGATTTCTATCTTGTTATTCATAAATGGTTTGTGCAATCTTGGGTCTCTGCCAATAATAATTGAATCTAATTTTTTAGATCGAGCATATTCTTCAGCATGTTTTAATAAAAGATTTAATATTTTTACTTCTTTGTAAGTCTTTGCGAATTTACCATTGAATTGCCATAACATTTCTTGTAGAACATTTTCTCCCATAAGAAAGTTATAGTTCTCCGAGAAAGCGCATCCAGCTATGCTTTTTCCATCTTCTTCGTAAGACCATAGTTTAATTTTTTCTTCTTGTTTTGGGTTCGTTAGACTTTGCAAGAACATAAGCCTGAATCTCGTTTCTATAGAGTCTGCATTAAAATTATGTTTTTGTTCGACCCCTAGCTCTTGCCAAAAAGAAAGATTTGTATCGTTATTCCATTCTTCTACAGCTTTATCAAAAGAATCTATGTCGGCTATTTCTTTAATCATACTTTAAGATATGAAACATTATTTAACGCCTTTAAATCTAAACCTCCTGCATATGAAACTGCGCTTTGCAAGTCTTGTTCGATCTCTTTTAATTTATGAGAATACGTCATTCCGTTATTCTTTAACTTATTTAATTTGCCTTCTATATGGTTTCGATGTTTTTTGTTTTCATAACTCGCTGATCCAAAATAAGCTTTGTGGTACTCCCCGTTAATTTGCACAAGTGTTGCAGGACTATCTGAGCAACTCGCAAATAAACCTCCTGCCATTACCATGTTTGCTCCCGCTACAATCGCTTTCGCGATATCTCCATTACATCCAATTCCTCCATCCGCAATAATTGGAACTTTTTGTAAATCGTCTTCATTCTCTCCGATATAAATATTGCCACAAGCTTCTGAACAACTAAACATTGGTAGCGTGAACCCAGTTTTGTCTTTTGTTGTGCAAGGAGAGCCTTGGCCGATTCCAACCTTTACAATATCTGCTCCCGCCCCAGCTAAATCTATGACTGCTTGCTTTGTCGCTACATTACCTGCAATAATTTTTGTATCAGATAATGTATCTTTAATAAATTTAATCATATCAATCATGTTTTTTGAATGACCGTGAGCAATATCTATTGTGAGATAATCTATTCTGTGTCCGCGTTTTTTAATTTTTAAAATCTTATCTTTATCTGGGTCTTGAACGCCTATGCTAAATGAAATTGTTTTCCAGTTTTCTGAATTTGCGATAGCGACTTCTTCTGCTAAATCGTTATCAAACCTATGCATGATATAAAAATAATCATTATCACTCATCCATTTAGATAAATTCATGTCGATAACGGATTTCATGTTTGCAGGAATGATTGGTAACTTGTATTTTTTGCCTAAAACATCAACACTTGTATCGCACTCTGCGCGACTATTGCACTCACTATAATTAGGTATTAATACAACATCAGAGTATTTTAGTTGTTTACTCATAAAAATCTTCGTCCTCTTTCTTTCTAAAATGCCAAACGATGTATCCAACGAAACCAAAAACTAAAAAGTCTCCAGTGAAAAATTCAAAATATGATGATGCTAGAGCTTCTATCATCTAAACTCCTTCCTTAATAATCTCCATCTGTCTGAGTCGATAGGTTTGTTTCCGTCGTCGATTGCAAAAAGCATTTCTACAATTTCTTCAACACTGTTATAAATATATTTATGCGGAAACATGCCAAGCATCCATAGTGGAGTCTTAGCTTTTCCACCCTCCATACTCACAAATACGGGTTTTTTTTCTCTAACCGCTGTGACTATTTCTTCAGCGCTTCCCCAACTCGCCACTTCGGGCACAAGATGAGCAATAATAAAATCGCTTCTGTCTACTAGATTTAAATCATAGGCTCTCACTGTTTTCATTCTATCTGTGACTCTGTCGTATTGCTTTGTTCTCATCCAAGTTTCCATTTCTTGGCGATTAGCTTCATCTTCTTCTACATCCTTTATAAAAGGTTTTTTGTAGGGATCAAAACAAGTAATGCTTAATGGCGCGAGTTTTTCTGCAACTTCTTCACGCCAATTTCTTCCGCTGACATATTGCATATGCCCAACCAGATAACATTTAGTTTTATATAGTAGATTCTTCATACTAAATATTCTAGCATGAAAAAGAAGGCTTGTCAAGAATTATCTTGTGGCGTGGGTATGAATAATATAATTTTCTGAAGTATCTGAGCCAAATACTATATT